GGCGTCGGTGCAGTTTTGGTAGTCGATATCAGCGGAGAGTTCAAGCTCTAAAGTGACATCTGCACGCTTGATCATCTTTAGAACTTTAGCATCAGAAACATCCGAATCCTTCAGGTTAAGGACGTCTCTGATGTCTTCCGCTGATACGCTACCCATCTTTTTATGCAGCTCCTGTGCTTTCTTGTGGTTTGCCGCCCATCAGCTCTTTGATGCCTGCGATTATTCCGCCCACCATTGAACTGCCCAAGATGCCGAGTTCGACGTTTCCAACTGGATAGCCGAGCCCCATCCAAGTAGCCAGTGGCGGCAGAACGAAAGCGGCAAACATCAAAAGCGCCTGCTGCTTGTCTGACAACTTCATTATTTCTTTACCTCCTTACTTTGAACCCCCGCTTCAGGCTGGGTATCCCAGAGTTCCCAGCCGAACTTGACTGCGTTCTTGCGGAACTCTTCCGCTCTAACCAGCCCAAGCTCAGCCGCCTTGATTAGATCGGCGGGCACTAGCTCAGGTGTTTCGGGACTGCCAAAATTCAACCTAACCTTCGCCTTAGAAGCGTCTAACCCTGCCTGGGTGACGATGACAGCGAAGATTTCTTTCTCAACTTGGCGCTTGATGTAGCGTTGAACGGGTTTTATGAGCATGTCCTGTAAATCCAGCGCCGCCCTTGCCGACGCTTCAGTGAAGCCAGGAGTGCTAAAAAGCCGTGGCAGAGGCGTCTCGCAGCCCAAATAAAATTGGTTGACCATGTGGTCGATGTAATACTCAAAACGAGCTCTCGGGTCAATAGAAACTGGATAGACGCCGACGGATTTTGCGCCGCTGAAAAGCCATTGCCCCTCTTCAGGACGGTTCTTGATTGCGCTCTCGTACTTCTTGATAGTGTCCTCTTTTTGTCCTTCCAGTTGCACAACGACGTCTGGTCCAGCGTACTTTTTGAAGATGTTTGGCAGAATCTTTTCTATCTTGGCTTTCATCCAAGCATACGAGGGGCGCTTATCAGTGTCAATCGTCAGAGTGTGCAAAAGCACCTGTAGCAAGCCGACGCCAAATCCAGATGGAACGTCGCCATTGAGACGCCAGTGAATGACAGCTTCGGGCTTTAGCTCGTTTCCAGCGTTGCCGCTGTATGTGCTTTGGAGTTGGTAGCCTGTGACTTTGTAGGGAATTTTCAGGTTAGGAACAGAACTCAATCCTATGCGCTGAACCGAGTCAATCGGCATACGCAGCGTATCGGCTAGCCGTTCTGGTGTAAGTTTGAGCCAGAAATCGTTGCCACAGGCAATCAGTGGCTTAGCCATGTCGTTTAGAAGCCCGTCGAGGTTGATGTCTTCACAGAACCTGTCCACCGATGCTTTAGCTTCAGCTGCCTTCTCGTATTTCTCGTCAACTGTGGTGTAGAAGCCCATACCAACGGTAGAAGCTGATAAGAGGTCTACGCTGCTCTTGCAGGTTGGGTCACGGTCGTAAAGCTTCATAACATCGGCTAGCGGGATGCATGTTGTGTCAAAGAACACTCTGTCCTTTGGCGAAGCCACGCCAGAAGCAGGCGCATAGGAAAGCACTTCACGGATTTTCCTTAAGACACTACTCATACGGATTACCTCGAACGGTTTTTTGTTCCCGAAAAATGGGGAAAAGAAATTGTTGATGGAGCAGCTTAGGTCATGGTCTGCTTAACGTTAGTCATTCGGGCAATAGCTTTGGACCGAAGGATGCCAGCGCCAAACCGTGTGGTTCCACGAACGCCGTAGGTGCCAGTTTTTACTTCTTCCCAATCTTCCACAGTGACGTCTCGGCGCAGAAGCATCACTGAAGCAACTCGGGTGTCAATCGTATACATCGTTCCATTTGGCACAAGAGTGCTTGATTGCACCGTCATGCCAAGTACGCTACCGATAGCGCCCTGCACAACGTCGGTTTCACTACTTGGCAGGTACACGGATTTCACGAATTTGTCATCGTTGAGAAGTTGGTGCAGTTGCATCTCGTTAACAGCTAGCACAGTGGGACGCCAATGTTCCCTTTTGACAGCCTCATGCAGACTAAGCAGTGAAGTCCAGCTTGCAACAGTGCCGCCGCCAGCCAATTCTGCCCCAGTAGCCAAATCGCCCGCTTGAACTGCAGCATACAAGCCAATAATTGCCTCTGTTTCATGTTGACCAAGCGCCATGCCAATGTTGTCTACAGCTTTAGTCATGACGTTCCAAGTGGCGTCTTCTAGGTACTCTCTGGTCCATTGGTCGGATGCTTCTGCTAATTGGTTTGTGTAGATGTCAACGGTGGTTGGTTTTTTGGCGCTGATTCTTGTGACTGCGCCTTCAGCGTAACGGTAGCCTACTGCTCCAGCGTCGATTGGGAAGCGTTCCATCGCTTCGTTTGTGGGCATAACGGTGATGATGTTTCTACCGATCAATTCAGGCCAAGCGGCATCGACCATGGTGTCGTGCATTCTGCCCAAGGCGCTTACCATGTCGCTGAAAAAGTTCTCTTTAACGCCCATCTGTACATAGCGTTTAAGGAATGGGTGCTCGGCTTTCTGCTTTAGTTTCTCGTAGAGTTCTCGCTGCTCGCTTGGCTTAGTCATTAGTGTTTCGAAGAGTCGTGGTTTCAATGCTGTCACTTCTCCACTTCGATGAAGATTAGGTCGCCGTCGGCGGTTGCTGATTCTAGTGCGGTTGCGAGTTTGCGGTTGTAGAATATGGTGTAGGTTGCTGCTCCGGCTTCGTTGACGGGTTGGTCTACTAGCTGTGTTACTTTGTTGCCGCCTGCACTGCATACGCCGTATCCACGGGTGATGACGCCATTCGCTGTGACTTTGATTCTGCCCTTTGTTAGTATAGAGCACATGTCGCCAATTGCAACAGTTTTTGTCGCTACGCCTATTGCCATGTCTCCGCCTGGGCTAGGTGACACTTTGTCGTCTGAGCTTAGGTAGACGGGTGAGCCTTTGGTTATGGCGGCTTCAGCTTCAAAGGATTCTATGACAGCGTCGGGGTCGTCGGTTTCTCCAACAGCCATCCAGCTTTTGCCAGTTTTATCAGCCATAAAAAGTCAAATCGATTCTTCTTGAATTTCCCAAAGTTCGTCCTTTGGTACTCTTCCTCATAGAAATGAGCGTAAACACAGCTAGCTGCCTCCAGCTTTCTGCTCTAGCTGTTGAACTGCTCTTCGCAGTTCTTGACACATGCGTTGAGGTCCAAGACCCCAACTTCGCTGAACCATAGTTGAGGGTAAAACGGCTTCAACCATTTTGGCGGCTTCACAAACCGCTATCATCTTGGGCGGATTCTTCAGCAAACCACCACCCGGGACTTGTTTGCGTAGGTCCTCAATGGTTTTTTGTGCTTCGGATAATTTGCCTTCATTTTGGGAGAGCTTTTCTTTAAGCTGCTTATCTTCCAGTTTTTCTAAAACTTGTACATTGGTTTCGGGAATACCTGGAACTGCCACTAGGCTTAACTCGGCATTATGCAGTCCGTGTGGAACTTTGCCATCTACAATATCGACGGCTTCATAGTCTGCACCAACGCTGACGTGCTGGATTAGGCCTTTACGGATTTTCTCAGCCGTTGACTCATCGTAGATTTCCGCTTCATACCAGAGGTTGTGTCCATCCCAATCGGTTTTTATTACTTTTCCAGCAGCATTAGGAACAGCGACATGTTCGATGTAAACGGGTGCATTTGTCAGCTTGCTTGTGAAGGCTTGCAGTTCTTCGGCGGTGTAGATGTTGTGGTTTCGGCTCATGCCCGAGCACATGGCTACGCCCCGAATACGCAGGGGTTTATCTGACATAGCCTCAAGAACCTTGAAGGGCAAGAGCGAAGCTACATGCTCCCTAACCCGCTTACAATCCTTACAGCCAACGCCATCCTGAGACAT